TACATGGGTCCTAATGACATTTGTAATTTTCCGAACAATTTCATCACTCGACATTCCTACGAGAGGCGGAGAAGAAAAATTTTCGTGAGGGCGAACCCTGTTCGCCCCGGGGACACGAAAAATTCGCGTCCCCCCCAAGTCAGGGACCACGGACCCAAGCAAAAACAAAATGTCACTCCTGCGAACTCGCCTGATTTCCCCTTATCAGCACGAGGGAGTCAAATGGCTCCTAGACCGAGAGTTGTCCCCGTCACACCCCGGAGGCTTTCTATGTGATGAGATGGGGCTCGGCAAGACTGTCCAATTGATTGCGACGATGTTGGTTAACCAAAAGCCACGCACCTTGGTGATTGTTCCCAAGTCGATTGTCGGTCAATGGTGTGATGAAATCGCGCGCTTCGGTCCAAGTCTGAGTGTCATGGCCTTCGATGGGGCCAAGCGGTCCCTTCCTGATAATTTGCCAAATGTGGTAATCGCGCCATATTCGGTCCTTCCACAGCGCGCGGGTAGCCCAGGATGTCCTCTGCTGAATATCCGATGGGATCGCGTGATTCTGGATGAGGGCCACGAAATTCGCAACAATAAATCAAAGAGCCATATTGCCTGCCGCGCACTTCAGGCGCCGATTCGGTGGGTCGTATCTGGAACGCCCGTCTTTAACTCAATCAAAGATTTCGTGGCACTTTGCAGTTTCGTGGGGCTCGCACGGGATGTTGTCCAGGGCTATACCGACCAAATCCGTGAGACCTATGTTCTCCGGCGCACCAAGGATAGTGTGGCCAAGTTTAACGCGCGTCTCGAACTTCCCAAGTGCGATTTTGAGAATATAGAGCTCGAGATGGGCCAGGAAGAAAAGGCCCTCTACGCGGAGGCTTTTAGTCGCGGTCAAGACGTTGTCCGTGAGGTGGTCAGTATGGGTGCCGGGGCGGGCCGTCAGATGGAGATGCTCGAGGCCCTCCTGCGCGTTCGGCAAGTTATGACATGGCCCCAACTCTATCTGGACGGAATGGCTCTCAAGGATGATTCGGACCCAATCATGTGGACATATGGATCCAAAAAGATGGATACTTTGATGGAATTGATAAAATCGCATCCTCGGGAAAAGTCCCTAGTTTTCACCCAATTTATGGGAGAAATGGATTACATCCAGGAAAGACTCACTGAGATGGGTATTTCGGTGTTTCGCATCGATGGCTCAGTACTCAAGGAGAAACGCGAAGAGGCGATAGAGGGTTTCAAGAAGTCAAGACCCGGGTCAGTCTTCATCATCCAGATCAAGGCGGGGGGTGTGGGTCTGAACTTGCAGGAGGCAACGCGCGTCTATATCACAACACCGGCTTGGAACCCAGCAACAGAGCTGCAAGCGATAGGGCGGGCCCATCGGACGGGCCAAACGCAGCGGGTAGTTGTCAAGCGGCTCGTATATATGGGATATGATGGTGCGCAGCCTCTCCCCTCAGTCGAGCAGAGTATCATGCAATTACAAGAAGCCAAGGCGAAGGTCTGTGCGGATGTTCTGAATGAACCCACTCTCGCGACTCAGGTCCCGAACGTGTCGAAGACCAAGATCACAATCCATGCGCTTCGTAAGATATTTAGAGTGTAATTTTAGAATAAAATGTAGTATCATAGTACAATGTCTATCGGTTCTCGCGCTCAGGTCATGCATGGAAATGCGACGCGTACAGCAGGAGGCCTCACGAAGAAGGACCTCAAGAAGAAGGATGGCGAGATTATCAGCAAGTCCAAATCCAAGGTCGCAAAGACGAACCCTTGGATTAAGGCTGTTGCCAAGGCAAAGAAGGAGCTCGGCATTAAGGGTTTTGCCCTCATCGAGGGTCCTCTGCTGAAGCGTGCCCGGGAAATTTATGGCAAGTAGAATTACTTCTCATGTAATTTCAAGATGAAATTGTACTTTAGACGCCAGGTTGTCCCCAGTGTCGTGCGTTCTATTCTGTCAGGAAGGCACATCGGCCAGTCAGGATCGGCACACCAGCGTCCTCATGCTCGTCCGTCTGTGGCAAAGTCGCGTCACCATAAGTCTTCACCTGCGAAGCACGCACGGTCAGCCCCCAAGCACCATTGAAAAAATAGTTCGACTCGATGTCTATCAGACAGGACATTTCTTGCCCACAGAAGAGACCCTCTCGAACCTCAGGGATGACCTGTTTTGAATTCTCATCAAAAATATAAGTCGCATCATCCACCTTTACACGAAGGGCCGAGGACTTTCCAAGTCCTCCTTTAAGATTAGAATTAAAAGGAGTCGATGAGCACAGCTGAGTCTCAAGCTCCCTCCACCAGGTAATAAACTCTGGTGCCGAGAGGTCGACATTCATAGCCTTGAAGCCAGAGACGCCCCATGTACACATACCCCGTGGAATCTGAAAGCGTAGAGGACTTCCCCCGAGCCTGTACCGAAACTTTCCGGGCTCTTTACCGGTCGGTACACATTCGATCAGGCTCCGGTCAATGTCATTCCAGAGAACCATTCTAGATAAAATGTTGTATATTTTTAAGTATGGGTCATGATATTTTGGGACAGGCGCCATATGCATACCGTCCGAGTGCTGGTCGCCGTCGGCCGACACTGCCACCGATCCCAGAGCGCACCTTACCTCGCGTCAATATGAAGCGTAAAATGACCTCCAATAATCTGGGTCTGAACTATGGCCCATCCAATCTCCTGTCTCTCCTTCGTCAGAAGAGCTCGAACTACAAGGTGACGAGCAATGTGCCGTCTCTGGGGGTCGCTCGTAACCGTCAGGCAGTCCAGACGGTTATCAACAAGGCCCGCGCGAAATATCATGCGGCCCGAACAAATGCCGAGCGCATCAAGGTATATTCGCAGTTCAAGAAGAATCATACCATGGCTATGAATGCTCTCAAGCGCAAGCACCTCAAGAATCTCGAGGAGCTTAATAGTATGGTCGGAACGACAAATAAGCAATTGTCAAAAAGCCTACAGGGTGCGGTCAATGCCCTCAAGGCCAACCTTCGAAAGCATTAAGGGTCCGTGAAATACTCGAACCTCGCAAAAGTACACGAAGCTCAGTGATCCATGAAGCCGTCTCGGGTTTGCCGGCAAAGATTCCAGATGGCCCGGTCGTTTCTAGCATATATTCCTTTTGCTCAGCATTAAAAATCCATAAACCTGCAGTGTAATAACTCAACTCTATGTTCCGGCGTATAATATGAAATCCCGGAATCCTAAAGTTGTGAAGCGTTTGTGTATCCAAGTTATACACTATACCATCATGAGATTTGAGCAAGAACCATAGGCGCCAGCATCTTCCCTCATTTAATTTTTTAGGATCAATTTTGAATGCTAATTGAACATCGATCGATGGACAAGACTTTTCGATGATGAGTCGAACTATATCATATGGAAGATTTCCCCATATCTTGGGATCCAATTTCATTGTGAAATTAAAGTCAAAAGTTTTTAAGCAATGTGATGTAGTATATTGCGGTTGTTATTGTTATTTGATTTCTTCCTGTTATTTGGTTTCTTATAGGTCCGAATGATATTCATGGGGCTTATGCGAATTTGTGTATTTTTACCAATTCTGTAATATATCTTTCCACCAAACAAACCCTTTCTGTAATAGACCCAATAACCATTACGAGTCTTGGCATTATTTTCACGCCGCAGCCCGGCCCGTTTGGCGATCAGCTGGGCCCTGGTATTCACGTTGCTCATTTATTATTATCAAACATTTTACCCTGAACACATCTCACAAGCGCCCGGATTTGCTAGAGAACACGCGAGAACCTGCTCGGGAGTCGGCACGACCGGAACGGTCACCTGTTGGGGCTTGGCCTTTGCTCGGGTCCGCAGATAGTACATTCCGGTCTTGAGCCCCTTGCGCCATCCATAAAAGTGCATGCTGGTCAGCTTGGCCGTTGTCGGATTCTCCATGAAAATATTCAGAGATTGAGACTGGTCGATGAACGGGCCGCGTTCGGCCGACATTTCAATGATTGACTTTTGTGGAATTTCCCAGACTGTCCGGTAAATCTCCTTGAGTCGGTCCGGAATGTCAAGGGTCTGGACGGACCCTCCCTGGCGCACAATCTCCGTCTTGATATCCGGGTTCCACCGGCCGATGCTCTGAAGGTCCTTGATCAGGTGCTTGTTAAGCATTACAAACTCTCCGGCCAGAGTCCGACGCAGGTAAATGTTGGTCGTGTAAGGCTCGAACGCCTCGTTGTTTCCGAGAATTTGTGCGGTCGATGCGGTCGGCATCGGAGCGACCAGCAGTGAGTTCCGGAGCCCATTGATTCGAATTAGACTCTCGACATCATCGAACCCATCTGGCATCTGATCCCACATGTGATACTGGAGTAGACCCTTGGAGGCCGGTGATCCAGCGTAGGTCTCGTAGGGGCCATCGATACCGGCCAGCTCGGCCGACGCGCGCAGGGCCCCACAATAGATAGCCTTGAAGATGGCAACATTGAGCTTTCGGGCCTTAGGTTCATCAAAGGAAAGACCCATCATCATGAAAACATCGGCCAGACCCTGAACTCCAATGGCGATTGGTCGATGGCGAAGGTTCGACTTTCGGGCAGCCTCGGTCGGGTAATAGTTCCGATCGATCACACGATTCAGGTTACGAGTCAGAACCCCGGCGACCCACTCGAGCTTGTCAAAGTTGAAGCCCGACCCGTCCTGAATAACAAATGCGGGCAGACTGATGGAGGCCAGATTACACACGGCCGTTTCATCCGGGCTAGAGACCTCCATAATTTCGGTGCAGTTGCCGGTGATCATTCCGTTTAATATGCCCATGTGGCGCTTGGGTTCATTGAAGCAATACGTTTCATCCATTCGGCCGTTATCTTCAACTGAAACTACGCGGACATCTATAGTGGAAGGAGTTTTGTCACCTTTCCAGTTTCGTGGAAAATTTTTGTATCCATAAGTAGGTTTTGACCAGTCAATAAGAGTATCTCCCAATAATAAATCTTTTGCTTCCTTAATTCCAGTGGTCAGGTGAAACTTGTGATATTCAGTACATTCAATAAATGTACCATTGCTCATAGTTACCCGGATGAGCTTGGAATTATCACTTGTCTTTTTGATTTTAACCATGGAAAACTCGAACCCATTCCATATATTTACATCACGATCGACAACATCTTTTATTTCTACATAACCATTTATTGTAAGAACCTCTGTTTCTGGAGCAACACATAAATTGCTCGACTTGATAGTCCCAATGTTGGACTGGTTCGACTTGTCATTGACCGAGTCCTTGTAGCACATATAGGGTGTCCCGGTCTCGACCTGGGACTTGAGGATGGCTTCCCAGACGGCCCGAGCCTTGACGCACTTACGGAAACGCCCCTGGTCGACATACTCCTGATACAACTCGTTGAACTTCAGGCCATAGACATCCGGAAGTCCAGGGGACTCATGGGGACACATGAGGTGCCACTCACCATCTTCCTCCACGCGCTTCATGAAGAGGTCCGGAATCCACATGGCCGTGAAGAGGTCTCGGCATCGCATCTCATCATCACCCTGGTTCAGGCGAAGTTCCAGGAACTCCATGATATCGGCGTGCCAAGGCTCCAGGTAGATTGCGAAAGAACCCTTGCGCTTGCCACCGCCCTGGTTGACATACCGGGCCGTGTTATTGAAGACGCGCAGCATCGGCACGATTCCATCTGCGACTCCATTCGTGCCATGAATCTTGCTGCCGTTCGAACGGATATTGGAGCAGTGGATGCCGATGCCCCCGGACCACTTTGAGATCTGCGCGCACTCCTTGAGAGTATCATAGATACCATCGATGCTGTCATCCTTCATTGCGACCAGAAAACAGCTTGACATCTGAGGCCGAGGCGTTCCGGAATTAAAAAGTGTCGGCGTCGCATGCGTAAAGTACTTTTGGGACATTAGGTCATAGGTCTCTTGCACTCTGTCAAAGTCCGAGCCATGGATGGCTAGAGCCACGCGCATGAAGAGGTACTGGGGCGTCTCGCCCTCGTTCAGGTAACCTTTCTGGAGAGTCTTGATTCCAAAGTACCCAAAGAGGTAGTCGCGCTTGGGTTGGATCCAAGAGTCCATTTTGAGCGTCAAAGACTTCATAAACTCGCTTGACACGATACCCTTAGCATGAAGGGCAATCATGGCATCCGAAAAACTCTTTGGGCAATTCTTTTGAAGGTTCGAGACTGTCACGCGCATGGCAAGAATTTCATAGTCAGGGTCTTCGGTGATCATTCCGATTGCCACCTCGGCCGTCAGGTTGTCAATCTCGGCCGTAGAGATTCCATCATACATAGATGAAAATACTTTCTGGGCGACCTTGTCAGGCTGGACATTCAGGGTCTTGAACTCGGGCTCTGAATTTAGTTTTGAAATTCGTTTGGTCACCTTGTCAAAGAGCATCTCCTCGGGACAACCATTGCGCTTGAGGACCTTCATTTGTAAGAGGAACGCCCAGTTTTTTTATGTAGGTCTATCACAATATGGAGACTTATGATCTCAAGCCATATCGCTTGAGCCTTCCGACGGCTCTCGGAAATGCCTTCTTCTCGGAATTTAACCGGGCTTCGATCCAGCAGTCTATTTGTTCGACCATCAAGGAACAGACGGGCTATGACCTGGACCCCCAGAATGAGGGGGACGTCCAGTCCCTGATGCGCGTGGTATACACCGACCTAGTCAGTAACCCGAACACGAATGTCCGTAGCCAGGTCAGTGCCATGAATGCCGAGGTAATCAAGCGCGCCACGGCGACCATATCGACCGGAATGCTCCAGCAGCTCGTGTATCTCCGGGACATCTCCGAGAACCCTGTGCCCCTTCCGATCCCCGTGACGACCAGTACGTACGGCAATAAGCTCCCGAGCAACTTCAAATTTGGAATATTTTAAATGATAATAGTAAATGAATAATTTTATGATTCTATTTGTCTGCTGTATTACTTTGTGTATTCTCGGTTGTATTCAGAGAATGACATGTGGGTCCAATGATCCGTCGAAGCCGAGCAGTACATGTAGTAACCTTTTTGGGGGTCTCGGTTGTATCATCTGCTGCGGAAGCATCATCTATATTCTGACTCGCAAATAATGTAGCCAGAAAGTAAATGAGAGCTCTTGATGATATCCTCTTTGGTTTTCTCATTTTCTTCGCCATCGAGCGCCTCATCCGAATTTTCAGCCTAATGGTGGTCGGTCCTTGGATCGAGACCAAGACGCCCAAAGAGAATCGCATCGAGAGCTTCAAGCTATTTTCCGAGTTTGTTCTCCTCGTCTTTGCGATTATCCTCGTCTATAGATACCGAAAGCAGCTCGCCCATCTCACCAGTTAAGGACTTTCGGCATTTCTTCTATAAGAAATGAATCAGTTTCGTGATGAAACCGCGAGCCTCTGTAAACAGAAGGGATGGGACAAAGCACCGGTAAGTATCGTATGGATGCTTCTGAACGAGGAGATGGGCGAACTCGCGTCAAGTATCAGGCAGAAACACCGGATCTACAAGAAGACCGGGCTCAAGAAGGATCGTGGGACCGATGTAGTCATGGAAATGGGTGACGTGTTTAGTTATCTTTTCCAGTTGGCCCACATGCTCGAGGTCGACCTTGACGAGATGTGGGAGCTTCACAAGGTCAAGATGAAATCCAAGGCGTACAAAAATAATGTAAACACGTAATAGAATGGCTTCGACGCTTATGATTGATGACCGTCTTCAGATTGACAAGTTCAATATCACGACGTTCACGGGAGATTACGGGATTAACCACGATGGCTTCCGCAAGGATGTCTTTATCGATGGTTCATATACACGCGCTATCGACGAGACACCCACGGACTACACGGACGACCTCCAGGTCAAGCCGAAAGATCTGTCCGGGAACGTATATCTCAGGACGATCGACCCGGACTACGCGCCCCATGGAATGTTCCCGACGCGTAAATTCGAGTACTCGGATGGCACGGTGACATGGTTCCGCCCAGAGGTTCCATGGAGCTGGATGAATCGCGGCACGACTCCTGGAACCTTCAAGATTACAAAGAATTTCAGGAGTGTGTTGGTTACACTGGTCGTTTTGGCTATCATTGCGTATCTCTTGCGGAGCCTGTCCTAGATCGCAGCCACCTTAGGTGCGACCACCTTTACTAATTTTTGTTGTAAATTATCACGATCCTTCTGGATACGTATATTCAACTTGGGGCACTCATGCGCCTCGAGTTGAATGCACCTCGTGCAAAACTGCCCCTGGCACTCCTTGCATTGGAGCATCTTAGGTTTATGCTTGCATTTGAACGGGGATGAACCTGTAAGGTTCATTCCTCTATAATATCACAACGTATTTCTTCCTTAACACTTTCAGTCCACGGAGTAGAATCATCGATAATCTCGCACAGACCAAACTCGCGCCCCTTGACGATTCGGTCCCATGCGATTCGCATAGCCGGAAGATTCTTGGCGAACCACTCGCGGTCCCGTTTCACCCGAAGGACAATATATTCCTCGGGCTTTGTGTCACTCCCCGGCCGGTACTGAATAAAATCACATTCCTCGAGGTCCGTGATCTCCAGCTGTAGCTGAACCTGTGGCAAGTAGTACGAGGGCACCTTCTTCTCAATCTTGCGAGTCAAAGGGCACTTGATTTCTATGAGGAGGCCGTCCTCGGTGACACCATCGGGTGAAGCACCTAACCACGGATACTCACGATGTTGGACCAGGCCAATCTCATGGGACTTGCGACCGGTCCTTTCATCGTACAAGTCCCGGACCATGGGCTCAAGGGCCGTCCCATGCGCCGTGGCCGCATTGCCGGCCCACTTGGTCCTCAGGACCTTCTTTTTGATAAATGAATCAACACTTTCATAACGATTTTCACCTATGGCGCTCGCGACATCACTCGCCGTAATCATATTCTCACGGAGGTCTAACCATTCCTGAGATCTTTGTTCGGCGTATATGGCGCTAATAAGCTCACGGGCTCTCGCTTCGAGGTGCGACATTTCTTGGAATCGTCTTGTTCTTAAAACGAGGATCCGTCTTAAGTACGATCTCGGCGGCGTTCTGTTCGGCCTGTTTCTTCGTGAGGGCGAATCCCGACCCACACTCCATTCCGTCCACGATGACCATAATAAAAAATTGTCCGTTTACTTGACTGACCAAGCGATACTCGGGTAATTCATACTTGAGAGCCTGGCACCAACGCATGAGCTGATCCTTGTAGTTGTCATCGACAAGTGATGTCGTGACCTTTGTGAATGATTTAAGGACAAACTCCTTCGCATGGACCATTCCAAGATCCAAATATATGGCACCCACGACCGCCTCGAACACATCCTCCATAATGTGTTCGTTGGTGTTCCAGCCGTTCCTTTCGCCCTTTTCATCCATCAGAATGAGCTTGTCGAGTCCAAGAACTTTTGAGATTTCGCAGAGAGTCTTGCCACGGACCATCTTGGTCCGCGCCTTGGTCAGGAAACCTTCCTGTTCCTTTTCGTGAAGATCAAAGAGATGCTTGGTGATGATGAAACCGAGCACAGAGTCTCCCATGAATTCAAGAGTTTCGTACGAACCAGTAAGACCGGTGTACCGCTTCAACGCGCTTTTATGAGTGAAAGCCCGTTGATACAGTTCCATATTTTTGATTTTTGTTCCGACCAATACATTCAGCTGATCCCTGGAAAGTGTCGGCGGTGCTATTTCCATTGTGTGTTTAGCAAAAGTGCCACGTGTTTAAGCCAGTTTAGGCAGTCGGCTTGGCGACCTTTGGGCGCAGCTTCTTCTCCTTCGGGGGCTCGGCGGCTGCCGCACCCTCCACCGGAGCCTCCTTCTTGGCACGGGGCTTCTTCTCCGGCGCGTTGGGGTCCTTCAGATAATGCGGGCCGAGGAACTTCTGGAGATTCAGAAAGCTGGTCTGAACGCCCTCAGGGACATTCAGCAGAGCCTTCAGGGGCTCATCCAGATTAATGAACTTGCCATTCTTCAGACCCTTCTCAGTCACGTACACGTTCACACGCTTCGTCACATCGGTCCGGCAGATCTGCTCGGTCTCGGCCAGACCCAAAAAGGCCCGAAGCTCCGGGGACACATCCCGGGGCTTGTTGAAGCCATTGTTCTTGGAACGCTCCGCCTGCTTCTCACCCGTCGGGTCCTCGATATGAGTGCGAATCTTGCGAACCTCCTTGCGGAGTGCCTTCAGCTCCTTCATCAGAAGATCGAGAGTCACGGTAGGGTCCATTGTACTTTACTCAAGGTCCGACTCTTTAACTAGAAGAAACACGAGAGAATCAAGACCATTAAGAGAGGTACAAATGCGATCGCTAAAACTTTCCAGATTGGAAGTGAAGACTCTGAACTTGGCGCAAATGGGGCTCCGACCGGCGTCGGTTCAGAACTTGTCGGGAGATTGACGCCGTATCCAGGAGGCAATGACACACCGGCCGAAGGACGATTTTCGAGACCTGTCGGAATTTTATTTAAATTGTCGCATTTTTCGAAACAGCATCCAGTATCGCAACTGTATAGGAGACCATCGACCTTGCTGATGTATCCGCAGAGTGTAGAATATCTATCGAACGGATCTGCGAGACACTGACAATCTTTCAGGATGTACTGGGCGCCGCAAGTCTTCGGCATCTAAAGTTAAAGAATATTTTTGTATGAATGATACAATGGAGTACGGAAAGCCCCAGAAGTTGCCCGATGGACGTTACTTTCTGAAGATCAATGGAGCCCAGCGCCAAGTGAATGGTCTTGTGCTCCAGGATGATCTGTCGACCAAGTCGGTGAACTTCAAGGTTCCCGAGGGGTCCCAAATTTTCTCCTCAATTGATGAGGAGCTCTTGACTCAGGCCAAGGCATCTAAGGTTGAGTGGTTCGGTAAGGAGCTAAGCGATGAGACGATCCAGACCGCCTTCCAGGAGAGCGTGACTGATGCGGTGCTCGGCGCGAGCCTTGCGGCCATTAAGGGTCAGGTGGTCGCGGTCGCTTTTGATACCCATAAGAACTCGGTCGATATCCAGGACGTCAAGGCCGGTACGACCGTCGATGCACTCCTTGAGCTCTCCGGTCTTTGGTTCCTGAAGAAGTCGTTTGGTCCCGTGTGGCGGGTGCTTCAGGTGCGCGTCCGTGGAGTTTCCAGGCCGGTCGTCAAGACGGACTATGCGTTCACGGATGAGCCCGAGACTGAGGACGATCCGGCCGATTATCTGGATTGATGGGCAGTTGCGTAGCAACTGGTCTCGGCCGACGGCGTCCCAGCCCAACTCCCCTTCGGGGCCCTGAAAAAAAAGTAGGCACTAAGTATAAATGAATCGCAAGGGGCTCGCCATCGTGGTTCTGGTCATTGTCATTTTATTTCTTCTGTTCGGCCCTAAGGTGAGCCGCTTCGGTGTGAACTCGGCGGCGCCCAGCCTCCAGGGGTTCAACTTGTCGGGCGAGGGAAATATCCGCAATGTTCCCAATAACATGATGCCATCCCCAGTCCAGGGTGGCATGGGTGACAATATCGGCCAGGCCGTCAGCTCCGCCAGTCTCATCCCCCGGGATGTGGTCGCGACTGAGGACTTTGGCCAGTTCAGCCCGGACAAGATTCTGGGTAACCAGAACTACCTTGATCCCCGCAGCCAGATTGGCTACCCCGAGACGCTCGGTGGTGTCCTGCGTAACGCCAACCGCGACTTCCGTTCCGAGCCACTGAACCCCCGTGACCCGGTCAGCATCTTCAACCTCAGCACGATCCCACCGGACGTCATGCGCCCGAAGTTCGAGATTGACTACGAGTACCAGTAGTTTCAGGAGCGCCTAATCTAAGTTAAAAAAAAGGCACGAAATACCAGTAATGGATTTCAAAACCGCTATGACGGAGTGGGTCCACTTGAAGGCCCAGCTCGCTGCAGCACGTAAAGACATCGGAACGCTAAATCTCCGTGAGAAGGAACTCAGGGGAATGATTTCGTCCCATATGAAACAGCATGAAATTGATACTGTCAATGTACAGGAAAAGGTCAAGGTGAATCTCAAGACCAAGCAGACAAAGGGGTCGATCACCAAGGATGTGATCCGCAAGGGCCTCTCCTCATTCTTTGGTGGAAATGAGGCCCAGGTCGAGGGTGCATGGACCGCCATCCAGGATGCCGCGCCCTCCAGGGAGACGACCAGTGTTAGTGTGACGGGCCTGGCCAATCTTTGAGAAGCTTTTGGAAGGTCCCGGTACACAGGTCCTTCGGACCTGGGGACGAGTGGCTTAGAGGAAGGAGCCGTCTAATAACTAAAACAAAATGGGTATCAATGACGAGTACTCTCGCGATGCCTATCAGGGCGAACAATATGCCTATGATTCGGATGGCTCGGACGACTTTGATCCCGAGCTTCACCCAGAAGATTGGCAGGATATGTATTCTCATGAACTTCTCGATGGATGGAATTTTGTTTTAGAATTCATTCATGACAACTACCTGGGACGAAAACCTACTTGTACTTATCCCAAGTTTGTAGACATGGTCTTGAACCCATCGCAATTTCTACCATCAGATGGATCGACATCTGTGTTTCGAAACTTGTGGGCCCGTGTCCGTCAGATTCGCATCATTCGAGACCGCGTCGAGCCGGAGCAATTCTATACATGGGCCAGTATCTATGTTTTTTAGGAAATTTTTCTGTGGCTATATAAATGATCGACATCACAGGCCCAAAGGTCCTCGTGCCCACATGCCTCTTTGCTCTGGCGAACCTTTATTCCAAGCCCGTTCCGGGTCTCCTTATGCATGCGCTGCTTTTTGCTATCCTCTCGTGGGCCATCATCAAATTTGTTTTTAAATTCACGCTGACCTTTGCGGACCTGATGGTTCCTCTGGTCCTCTTTATCGTGCTGGCGCCTGGGGTGGTCCTGACCCTCCCGCCATCAGGAGGATACGCGGCGACCGCTGTGCATACTCTCGTGTTTGCCATCGTGTTCGCATCTCTGCGCGGTCTTTTCCCTCAGTTTTATTAAACCTCCAGAATAGATGCGCCACTTGGCGATAGGCCCAGGCGCAATGGGGTTTTTTCTATATCTCGGCGTTCTCGCCAAGTTTAAGAGGGACGGCCGGCTTGATGACCTCGAGGAAATCTCGGGGGCCTCGGCCGGCTCCCTTCTTAGCTTTCTGTTTTGCGCGACCAGAGGCGATCCGGCCAAAGTGCTGGACTACGCCATCTCTGTGCCCGTCAAACAGCTCATGAAACCTAACATAAAGAGCCTCTTGAAAGATTATGGTCTCGTGCCATCTTCAAAAGTGCATAAGATTCTGGTCGATGCGTGTCGAAACTTCTTCGGGAAGGATGACATATCATTCCGGGAGCTATATGATTGGCATCCGATCAAGTTCCATGTATCTGCATTCTGCGTGGGAAGATCCCAGACGATGTACTTTTCGGTCGACACGACCCCGACTATGAGCGTGTTGGACGCAGTCTGTGCTTCGGTCGCAATTCCATTCCTTTTTTCGAGTGTCAAGCTTTCGGATGGGTGGAATTATATCGATGGAGGGGCATCCGAGTCCATACCGGGCGGGCCGTTCCTTGGGAAACTAGATGTCCTTACACTATCTATCGAGTGGGATGCTCTTGTGGAAGTCAAGGATCTCAAGTCGTATGCCCTCAATATCCTCTATTCTACAATGAAAATGAGGCACAACTATGATTACCCGGCACTCAGGTTGACTATCCCCGACGGAACGGCCTTTGATTTTGGTGCGTCAAATGAGGCCAAAATTCGATTGTTTCTCAGAGGGTACGAGCAGGTCCGCTAGACTTTTTTTCGTACGATAAAGTAATGCGTACTATCATCCGTTCAGGGTACACGACTCATCGCACACGCAAGGTCATTCGGGTCCACCGCAAGGATGGCACGTCGTACACTTACACCCGCAAGGCCGGCACGAGCAAGGTGCGCTCTGTGCCGACCAAGGATGTCGGTGCGATCGGCAAGGGCCCCAAGGTGATCGGTAAGCTCAAGGCGGGTATGCTGACTCGGTACCACTATCACCCGGTCGAGGCGACCACGAATCGTCATAAGGCCCTGACCAGGGCGGTCAGCAAGGGTCACGAGGATCCTCACGCCGTCATCCGGCGCCTCATCGCCATCAGCACGCTGACCAAGCGGACCTTGCCCCGCGCGTCCCGGATCTACAAGGCGGACGCCCGGTGGGTCCACAGCAAGTACTCCAAGATGTTCGGGCGGAAGTAAAATATTTGGTTATTTTATGGCGGACGCTCCGAAAGACGTTATCATAAAAGAAAATGTAAGAATTCCATCAATTTTGAAAAAGTTTATAGAAGACGGAATGACTGATTTATATATGACCCCTATGACTCGCGCTCGGGAAGCACTCCGAGCGGCAGTTCAAAAACAAGGTATAACATATTATGATACAAATGTTACTATGAAATTTTACAATCCTCCTAGAACTAATGCAGCGGGTTCCGTTACAGTTACTCTTGGTAACCAAGTCTTCCAAATCTCTGCGAATGATTTGCGGTTTGTTAATAGGCCAAATTACTCAAATTTGAGTAATCAGTATAGAAACTGGATGAATACAATGGAAAGGATATCATGTCAAGGTCCATATATAGATTTTTTATTAAGTTCGGCAACAAATAATGCAAATAGGAGATCTATCGCAACACATATGGTTCTGGTTGGAGTCAGTGCAGTCTATATGAACTGGGTAGGATTGAAAGAAAGCGAGCATCAATTTATCCGTACGTTTTGGAGTGGGACTATAGCGGCATCTATTCGGCACGGTGTGAAAGCGCGTTTATCTGGGGTAGCCGCTACCGGTGACCCTTATAAAATTCCTTGGCACAGAAACTCAAACTATAATGTTTCAACAGGTGAGAAAGGTTTTCTAACAACAGGGTTATACATTCATAGACCAAACTATGTCTTAGCAAATTCTGGTGGGATATCTTTTGCCAAAGGATCTAAAGAAGCGCGTATTTATCCAAAGCCTGGAACAGTTGTTACATTTTTTGATCAGCAGGTAATACACAAGGTTATTCCCGTACGACTAGATCAAACTAGAGCAAATGCTAGCAACAATTACAACAAACAACTGGGATTCATACAGAGGACGGCGGTTTTCATGGCATGGTTTACAACTCCGGCTCTTCTTAGTATGGCGGCTGGTCCAAATTATAACAGGTTTAAAAAAGCCGGTATCAGAGTACCTTTCCGGGACCTCAAACAACTTTACATAATTCTGGGAAGATATTTTGATTATATCAAGCGTAAAAAGAATCAGCACCTTCCGGGTCATCCAAACATTTCTAATTATAATAGTCTCTTCAGAAATGCACCTAATAATTTTATTAAAGGGATCTATATGGCCGAAAATGCAAACGCAAATGATACTGCCGCTTTCCAGAAACTATATTCTCTTTCTGGGGGAGGCGTACCCGGTCGCCCACTGACAGTAGCCAACCTAGTACTTTACAAGATGGTTGAAGGTCCTGGGAATAACGCACCTCGGCGTAGACTTCAAGATTTGTATAATGTGTATAAAAATCTTAAGCAGAGTTTTGGAGGAGGAGTTGCAAACAGACCTGGAAAAGTTCTCGCGCGACGTGGTGGACGGACTACAAACTCTAGTTTTGTCAGAACAAATGTCAATTAATAATTACACAACAATATCTAACGCTGAATATTCGCCCGGGATACGATAACCGGGTTCTGGGCCGGAGCCGGGCCGGACGCACGAACGACCGGCATCATCAGTGGATGGAACCGCGAGTTGTTGGCAAGATGACCGGACTCTCCGCACAGCCTACAATGAACTGGGCGCCGAACAGGCTGAACGACCGGCATCGGGCGTCCGGCCAAGTCGGTCAGGCGCTCCCTGAGCTCCTCGACCTGCTTCTCGAGGCTGTTGATGCGGTTCTGTACGTCCGTCATATCCTGACGGACGTAGAGGAATGACATGTCACTCGACTCGCGGCTCGATATAACCTGGTCTTGAATACGCGCCTGCTCATCCTGAAGGCGGCGGATCATAGAGCGAGTGGAAGGACCGTTCCAGGCAGACATTTTGTTTATACATCTCTCGTCCTTAAGCGGCATCTGCCTTGGGTAGGACACGATTTTTGAGCTTAAACGCTCGAGACGTGTAGACGCCATGTACAAAACACTTAGTCTCATTTACTTACCAGGGGTTAAAGCCTTTTTCGGATGGGGCATAGCCGCGACATCTCTTGGGACCTATCTGACCATCGATAAAGTGTCTCAAATTATAGATGATCTAAATCCTATGCTATGGAGCATCATTGGGTTGATGTTTATAAGGGCCATGACCGAAATTTACAAGTGTCGCTTACTCGGTCGATTACAGGTTAAACAGATGGAACTCTTAACTCTCAATGGATAACTTCCTCAGAGGAATCACTGAAAACATCTGGGCTTCGCTCGGCCCAGGCTATTCCGAATCCGTATATCACTGCGCATTCGAAGTAGCCCTACGAAAGGTCGGCATCTATTATGAGACCGAACGCATCATCCCGGTCTTTTACGAGGGTCAGAATGTCGGACACGTCCGAGCGGACCTCATCGTCGATCGCAAGTATGTCATCGAACTCAAGGCGGTCGGCAAGCTCAATGAGACTTATCGAATTCAGACTCAAAATTACATGCAACTCCTCGGACTCGATGAGGGCTTTCTGATCAACTTTCCGGACAGAAAGGGTCCAGTGGAGTTTGAGAAGATCGCGAAGGAAGAGCCAATTATTTGCTAGGCTTCCTTAACTTCTCTTTTTCTAGTTTGAGTTTTAGGTAGGTCGCATTTCTGTATATCAGGGAATGTTAGGGAACACTGTCCGATGCGACGGCATCTTTCAATGAAGGTATCTGGGTCATAACATCCCTTCATCATATTGCAATGAGTGCAACATGAAACGCAGTTATCAAAAGTGTAATTTTTAAAAGAATCTAGACGATCTATACTATTTGCCGTTATAGTGAGGTCAAGGAAGCCACAATAAATGCATGGAGAAGTGACCAATTCTATAGCCCTCTCGTCTGAAAGTTCCCATGTTAGACCTCGCTTAGTGGCACTAGTTTTCATATAGTTGACTTTAGAAGTTGAACATTTCTTTCTAGTTGCTTGAATCTTGGCGTTATAAGCGACTGCGTCCTTTTCCTTCTCACGCTTAATATATTCATCTGCTGCTTTACGGCCTTGAACCTTAATTTTTTCTTTATTCACTTCGCGCCATTTTTCAACATATTGTATAGTATTTGGTTTGGTCATCTGGTTCTTGGATTTTTCTCGACATTTTCGGCATAATTTACATACTTGATTTCTTCGGCCCAAGAATTCTTCTTTGGGCTGAGGAAGTCTTGAACAATTCGAACACTGGATGAGGTCGCTCATTTAATATGGGAATATATTAAAACTTTAAGTTCAAAATTATACTGTTTTTATCGACTCCCAGCGCAACTCCTCACAAATCTTGAACCAAATTTGATCCTGGACGTACAGCTTCTCCTTGGACTTGAGCAAAGGAAAGCACGGAAGATATTCATCATGTCCGAGCAATTCGCAGAGTTTGTATAAACAAAAACTATAAGACAAGAAGTTCTTGCGATTCTCGGGCTTGTGTTTCTCGAACGGCGCCTGGATCGCGTGAAACATGAGGCGGAGTTTGTCTTCGAGTTCCTGGGGCATTGTCGGGGGTGTTATGCCACTCAGGATTGTTGCAATGTATGGGACATGCTCGTAGTACTTGGCATAGTTCAGCTTCTTTAAAAGTCCCTTGACCTTTTCGTGTGTAATTTCGGCCAAATCCTTAATCTTCTGTTTCTTGAACTCGGTACGAAGTCTGGACAGGACTTCATCAGGTACGTTCGTCGACTCCTTGGCTTGGAACTGACTGATCCACTCATTAAAGTGATTTTCACGCTTGTATGAATATACTATGTTCTTCTCGTGTTCCTGCTCCTCCTTGAACCCGACTTCATCGCCTAGAATAAAGTCGGATACGCCACAGACATGGCAAATCTCCTCACTCAGAACATCATCAAGGAATTTTGTATGAAAATTACCACATCCCTTGCATGGTTTCATGAAATGTTCCTTTTCGATCTGACAATCCGTATGATCGTTCTCGACCTCTTGAAGGTACTTTTTATAGATATCATTCCGGGCGACACCCTTTCGTGACATTATAGTCATATTCGCGACCCTTTTGGTTTCGGTCGGCGCATCCGCATTTTCTGTTGTCGTGTATTCCTTAATAATTGGTATACATGACAGGAGATATTCGGCCATTTCATCTTGCGACTGGCACCCCCTTAGACGCTCCTCGTACCTGGCTTCCATTTAAATTTTTAGTAATCAAATTTTTAAGTCCACCTTTGGGGCCAAGTAAAACTTCAAGTCTCCGAGGTTCGCAATTGTGTATCGAAATACAATTGGCATATCGACATCCTGCATGAGTTGGACCGAAGAGCACATATTTGTCGCCTTTGTGAAAAGATTAATATACTTGAGACTGAATGTCCCACCGGACCTATTGGTGGCCGGGACCCCCGGAAACTCGAGAGTCGTCTTCTGGTCCGCAAAGTCTCCGCGACAGCTCATCTCGAGCACGTTGCCCTCTCGCCAAATGTCCATCTCATTCGAGAGGTTTCCCATGTCACGAGCGATCCTCTGGAAGTCGACCGATGGCATGGTCGTCACGGTATTCAGCTGGACCTCTGGGGCCTCCAGTGGCTCCTCATTGATATCCAGCAATTTCAATTTAAAATTAGTCGCCGACTTCTTTTCTGGATTCTCGATATAAATCTCCATGAAATCTCGGCCCTCAATTCGGGCAAAGAGGGTATCCTGCCCCGAGACTGACTTGAGGAGCTTGTAAACGTTGGCCATGTTCAGACCGGCGACAATCTCGGTCGGACATTCATACTCTTCAAAGTTCTCGGCCCCGAGAGTCATATGCACGAGTGTTACCCGGGCCGTGTCCAGAGTCAAGATGTGAATGCCGTTTGAACTGAAGTATACATTCACATCATTGATGATGTCTTTTAGAACCTCAAAGACCGACTTAAGGGCTGATGCCTGGATAGTGCGAAAGTGCATCTTTATTTCTGAGCGCGTGAATTCTCTAAGTTAACCCTGTCGCGCCTTTTGGTAAGCATCCGTTACGGACATGCTAATGCGCTGTTCGAGTTCCGGGGTCCACAGGGGTTCCAGGGATTCTCCATATCGCGACATTTCGAAAAGGTTATCGTTCGTTTCGGTCCCGTCTATATTTGAACATAGACTTCCGGACGATTCCCAAGAACAAAAGTCTGTCGGTATCATCGATTCGAGCCATGATTTCACCTCACCCCCGACGCACATCTTTCCTTCGTTGGTCACGAGAGTCGGGACCCTGGTAATCTTGTTCGATGGGACGCCATGGGTCGATACATTATGGAATCGCACAATCTCCAGGAGAGGCGGCTGAGACTTGATGAATGCTATGATTCCCTGGGAGTGCTTGCACTTGTCGGAATAGACCAGGAGGGCCATTTCTATGCCGCAACTTTTTGGTTGTCGGGGAGAGGCGCGGGGCTGGACGTTCCGTCCAGCCCCGGGGACAGAGCTTGCTCTGTCCCCGTTTTTTTTAGAGTCGAATAGTAATGAAGGACTTTGTCATCCTGGTCCTTGTTTCGATGGCTTTTTTCGCTGTCCTGAATGGGCGAAACGCCTCTAAGGTGTCGACCTATGCCGTTTCGGACGTAGACCCTACGACTCCCGTTCCGCCCGTTATCATTCAGGCAATTATCGAAAAGGTCCAGAGTTCTCTACCGGACATGGCCCCCCTCGAGACTCTCTTTGTCAACGTTCAGCCTGATGGTTCGTACAATTCCCGTCATATGTTCTATAACACCAAGCACTTTTACGGAACGCAGTATGATGTGAATGCCAAGGTCGGTTCGGATGGTTCGGTCCAAATCGTAAAGATCGGTGATTCGGCCCAGGTAGACCCGACCGCTGGATACAAGCCGGATGTGTACCAGCCATGGAAGTCTGTCGAGTCCAATTTAGATTCACAATTCAAGGGAGCCCTCGTCGGCTACAAGAACCAGCCGCCTCAGCCCAACCTCTCGAACATAACCAAGGCCTATGGTCAGAACATGATCCTGGCCGAGACCAACCTGCGGACTCGCGCGTAGCACTTGTCCCCATATTTCCAATACTATAGTAGATGAGCCTTTCGGCCAAACAGGTTGTGGCCTCCGAGAAAAAGAGGGAAAATGCGAAAAAGGAATACTACAAGGCTCTCCTCGAGCAATTTTGTAGGAAAATTAAGACATCCTCAGAACTTGGGAAAAGGGAGGCGATACTCGAAGTCCCAACTTTTCTGGTCGGCTTTCCAAAGTATGATCTCGGTCAGACACTTGTATACATGGCCAGACAACTTACCAGGCTCGGATATATAGTGTCTGTTGCCGGACCCTTGACCCTAAAGGCCCAGTGGTATAAGACTGCTAATTTAGAAACAGAATTGGAAAAGGAGGAAGTCGACCCGGGAACATTTCTTCCAAGTCTGGTCAATCTACAGAAGACCGCAAACCAGTTACGCATCGTCAAAAAGAGAAAGTAGGTGCGGGGCCGTTGCTGTCTTTTCCTCTCGGCCTCAAGTAATGGATCTCTTGAACGAGTCCGAGCGCCGATTCACTAAAAAGCTATGTGACGCCATGGTTCCCGTGATGATTGAATCATTCTGGGAAATTTGGCTCGAGGCCAAGAAGGAGTCCCAGGGCAAGAGTACAACGCGTGTGTTTCAGGAGTTGCTTCGGGGCGTCAAGACTTGGAACTCATCAATCTCCCACAAGCACACTGAGTCAATCATCAAGGCCGAGCCTCTCTTCCCGAACCTTCTGGCGGCCGTCTTTGTAATTCACGTCAAAATCCTGAGTGCGATCCGGACCGACAAAAAGTCCAAGAAGATTTGTATCAAGCTTCCGGCGAATGACCTCTTCGTCCAAGAGTGTTACATGCGTTGTGCGAAGGATCTCTATGATGCACCGAGCATCATAGTGGATCAGAAGAGTGAGGAAGAGCGCAATACCGAGCTCCGTCGCCGATTTTGTATTCAAATTGCGGAAGTCATTGAGTCTCTCATTCCTACGGCCGAGATTCTCAATACGTACTTACCCTTGCCGGCCACCGGAGAGGACCTGGACATGGATCACGACGAGGAAGAGGGTGAGGAGGACATTCCTGATATGGAGGAGGAGGGAGAGGCCGATGGACTCCCCCAGAATACCGGTAATATGGAGTTTGGTAAGACGCCCGGTGGGGTCGATACTGCCGTGACCGTCAATAACTCACTGACACCCCCGAACATTCCAGGTGGAACGCCAGCCCCAGCCGACGAAGGCGAGTCTCTATTTGCGGATGCCCCCACACAGATTAACAAGCTCGGCGCCTAAAATATATCTGCCACTACCAGAAATGGATCAGTACTTTCGTGAACCTTTTAGCGCAGCGATCATTGCTGCGGCCATCACTGCACTTTATGTTTTTGTCAAAGGAAAGATGAATAATGAAGGAAAAACTAAGAATTCAGAATACTTCAAGCCGGCATTTCTCGTGGGCCTTCTGGTTTACTTCATCGTGAGCCAGGGTCAGGGGGACTCGGGTCCTGTTCTTAAGGAGCCCTTTTAGAAACACTTAAGGATTTCATACTTAAATTATAGATAATGACCACTACGCAAGCTTTTTCAGAGATGCAGTTGCAGTTCGCCACGGACTTGACCCAGACATTCCCGGATGTCCCCGAGCCTCCAAAGGTTGATTGCCCCACATTTCTCAAACAGCTGGGACCCTGGGCCTCTCAAATAAATACGAAGGATCCCTCATTTTTCTGTGCTCAGAATGAGTTTGCCAAGTCGTGGGGGCTTGATGAGATCTGGGCCCGCCCGGACTGCTCAGAGACTACCCGCCAGGCTATCTGGCAGTATCTACAGTCTCTCTATATGATCGGTACGACTATGAGTATGTTCCCACCCGAGACTCTGAGTATGATTGAGTCGGTCGCTGAGAATTGTGCGAAGAATATGAAAACGAATCCAAATGGCCAGCTCGATCAGGCGAGTCTTATGGCCGGTATGAACAGCATGCTCTCTCAGCTCATGAGCGGCAACGGAGGTCTCGCTGGACTTTTGGGCCCACAGGCACCGCCGCGAGGAAAGCCGCGTACAGGCAACCGCAGGAAGAAGTAGTCTCCAATTTTTAAACTGCTTTAGTAATATATGGATCCCCGTGAAGTCTTCAAGTCGGATGAGATCCTAGATTTTTGGCCGTCGGCGACTCAGTCGGCACGCGAGCGCGTCTCATCTACGACGCGTTTCGTTCTGTACGCGACATGTATTGTATACCTATTGAACAGAGATTCACGTGTATTTGCTCTGGGGGCTCTCGTTCTGGCGATTATCTATTACCTTTGGAATTCTAATATGATTTCGGATGGAAAGATGCGTGCGGCAAATGGAGACGCACGGGCCTCCTCGCTCATCCGCCCTGATGTAAGCCTTCCGACATTAGATAACCCAATGGCGAACGTGCTTTTGAGCGATTACGTAGATAACCCAGACCGCCCATCGGCCGCATGGTACCCCAGTATGCGCACCCAGGTCCAGCAGCAATGGAGCACGATTCACCCATTCGAGCGCCAGCGAGACGCCGAGCGCAACTTCTACACGGTTGCCGCCTCGACGATTCCGAACGACCAGACTGGCTTCGCACAGGCGGCCTACGGCAAGCCGTTCGCGCCCAAGTGTCATGACCAGGGAGGCGCGGCCTGCGATCCTGACCGCTTCTACTCCAAGTTCCCCGAGCGTGTCCAGATGGAGGCGGGTAATGGCCGTTAAAAAATATAGATACAAGGTAAAGAGAATGATTCTCGATACGACGCCCCTGACCCTTGAACGCAAGGTTTGGTACGGCCCAGCTCAGGTGGTCCTCGCTGATAAGACGGAGGTCGAGAGTGGCCTCCGTGAGGAGCCCACGACCGCATGGAATAAGGGCTGGTCCGAGCAGCCATATGACTTCCCCAACACGTATGTGACTCTGCCGATTCGTTATATGACGTGGGATCCGGTGAGCACCTTTGTTGAGGACCAGAATAACCGGTTCGCCCAGCGCTACTTTTCCAAGAATGGAAATACGTTTGGTCGGTAACTTACCAGTTCCGAAGGAACTGTTCCTCGGGACGCATCACGAGTCCTCCGGACTCGGTCTCTGTAAAAAAACCTCAACCAAAAGTAATATATGGATCCGCTTGTCTTGGCATCCATTGTAGGTCTTGTGTTTGCCGGGAAGACTCTGGCGGATCGAAGCGACAAGGAGTCGCCGTCCCGTCAGCCCCTGCCAACCACGAAACCCAGGCCCCCATTGACGCGCCGTGATATTGATATGATGGCTCACCCGGCCAATCATTCAGCCGACTATTTTGATCTTCAGAACACAACTCCCGAGCTTGGTCGTCGTGTCGGTGACTGGCGACTTCAGCGCAAGGATGCCGTACCGAACCTCCAGGACATTACCCCGACTAATTCCCAGCGACCATATGGTCAACCGGTATATGATCTGTATAATCGCGAATACGTCACGAACAAGATGAATAATGTGAGCCCACTCGAGGCTCCTATGAACGTCGGACCTGGTCTGGGCGTTGGTCCAGATGTAATGGCCGCGGGCGGCTTCCAGGACTTCTTCCGTGCTTTGCCTGTCAACATTAATGAGGAAAAGCTCACGACACTCGAGGGCCGGCCAGGGACCGCCTCCTACTTTGTGAAGAATGGAGGTGCCGGTGGGATCGGAGATATCACGCACCAGGCGGCGGCTACCAAGGCGGCCTATCGTGCACCGGGTGCTTATGGAGGTGGCGGCGCCCAGAGCGCCATGGTCGGTCCGGAGGGTCGCCCGAACTTCCTCAAGACGAAGAAGATGACGATTCGTGGTGAGACTGGTCTGCGAACAGATACTCTGTCAGATGGCCCACCCCAGTACAACGTGGCCCAGCCGTACGCAGAGGCGAAGGATGCCTATACCGACACGACCCTCACACGCTCCTCAGGATATCGTGCAAAGGAGGATCGGGCCGGAAATGGCGGCCGTATGAATGTTCGCCAGGATCCTATCGGTATGGTCGGCGGTGGAACTCAGTACCGCGCCGAGTCCAAGCCGGTTCAGCCCGGGCCAATGGGTATTACTGGTTCGAACCAGGGCCGTGGAGTCCTGCCCCCAGACTTCGATGATCCTCTCAACGAATTCAAGTCGAACCCAAATCCTCGGGGTCAGGCTAATTTTCTAGATATTGCCATCCAGCAGCTCGAGAAGAACCCACTGGCATACTCTCTGGCGTCACCCAAGCAGCCAGATGTCGCCATGGAGACGACTCCGTTTGTGGCCGCCTAAAAAAATGTAAGTCTCCTAGTAAATGAGCGGAGGCGTTGTTCAGCTCGTTGCAGTCGGCCCTCAGGACGCTTGGCTTACCGGTAAGCCAGAAGTTTCTTTTTATCGGTCCAACTACAAACGTTACACCCACTATGCCAACTCCATCGAGCGCCAGGTGATCCAGGGCAGCCCTATCGCCGGTGGCATCTCTACGATTCGTTTCGAGAAGAAGGGCGACCTTCTGTCTTATGTGTACCTCACGGCTCTGGATGGTAATGGTGCCCATCTAGTGAATCCGGACTGGACCCGGATCATTGACAAGGTCGAGCTGTATATCGGTGGCCAGGTGATCGACACCCAGGACATCGAGTACATGACCGACATTGAGCCCATCACGGGCGCCCAGAACTTCTCCCAGCGCTACCTGAATAACAATTCTACGACCTTCAATAACCAGAAGAACTCGGTCCTACCTCTCAAGTTCTTCTTCTGCAAGGACTGGTCAGTATGCCTGCCCCTGATTGGTCTCCAGTTCCATGATGTGGAGGTCCGGATCACCTGGTCTCCCTACCTGTCCCAGACCATCACGATCGGCAACACGACCAACCCGGTACTGCCGGCTCTCCCGGCCGCGACCATGAATGTGTTTTCTGATACCGTACTTACTTCTAATACGGCCAACCTCTGTGTTCAGCAGACAGATGGGCCAATTTTCCCGGGTATGCTCGTGGTTGGCAACGCTGCCAACCTTCAGACCAACGTGGCCGTCGTGCAGTCATTCTCGAATATTGCGGCCGGTACAACCTCTTCGAATGTGGTCATCTCTTTCTCGAATGCATCGGCTGCTTATATCGGCGCGACCTTCTTTACAGGTAACACAGTGAGTGTGTACCAGTCGACCGTGTCGGCCCAGGTAAATCCTGCGATCGCCGCCGGAACCGGGTCGACCACCTCTAGTACCTTCACAATTAGTGGCCTGGTGAGCCAGACCGGCGGTTCCATCCAGGTTGGTAATTACGTCGCGGGCCTGCCATTCACCGGGCCGGTCTACGTGTCGAACGTCTATCTTTCGAATGTGACGGTCTCGTACCCTCTCCAGACCACCGCACCTGTTCCTTCCGCTCTGACCATCTCTTTCGTTGCTGGCACGGCCCAGACCTCCACGACCTACGCGTCCCTGCAATTCCAGTGCTGGACGAACTTTGTCTACCTGGACCAGACCGAGCGCGACTACTTCGCGAAGGCCCCCCAGGACCTGCTCATCACCCAGGTGCAGCGCGTTGTGCTCGGCACCAATCCTATCCAGGAGCTGGCTCTGGCCCAGCCGGTTAAGTTCCTGGCATTCCCTTCGGTCAACTACCAGCAGATTTATGCCAATGGTAACGGCTCTGCGGCGGCCCTGAACTACCAGCTCAAGACCCAGGTGAATGGCGTGGATGTGGGTGACTCCCGGTCACTCATCCACTGGACTGAGGTTCCGCAGTACTACAACACGCCGTATGGTTACGTCCATAATAACACGACGGCCAATGTGGCGATCATCTCGTACTGCCTTGACACCTCCAAGCTCCAGCCGACCGGTACCCTCAACTTCTCCCGCCTTGACACGTACCGCCTGGTCGTGCCTCCGACACTGGTGGGCGGCGTGGGTGCCCTCTACAACAAGAACATCACCAGCGCGTACCCGACCCCGTACCTGTATGCGGTCGGTTATAACGTGCTCCGCATCGAGAATGGTCTCGGTGGCCTCCTCTACAGCTCGTAAATGTTTCCCTTAATAAATAGAAAGATGCGCCTTTGGATATTGGCGTTGATTGCGTGCCTGGTTTTTGCCAGTACATATAATCCACGAACCGGTAATTTGAATAAATTCTTGAAAGACGCGGACAATGGTCCGAGTTTTTCTAATAATCAAGTCTTAGTAGATGGCGTCTCCGAACAGCCCTCGAGTGCCCCCAGGGTCCGAACCCAGAGAGAGGCATAAAGCCATAGCGATCCCTATGAGTGTTATTGATGGCGTTCAGCACTTTTTGATAGTCCATGACCGGCGGTACCGGGAATGGACCTTTGTCACAGGTGGATGCCGCCGCCGGGAAGTCTATAACCCACTTCGGTGTGCGGTCCGCGAACTTGAAGAAGAAACGCGAGGCCTCATAAATTTAAAAAGGGGTTCATATTCCTCTTTCAAATTTACGACCGATACTCCAGAGCCACGTGATGTGGATGATGGCGTGACGGTCCTAAACCATTACCACGTGTACCTCTTCAATCTGCCCATGAGCTCACTGGAACACAAGAATACTATCCGACGTTTCACAGAGGAGAAGAGAAAGATGGAAGGGGGCGAGGTGGCATTCCGCAAAAACTATGATGAAAATGATGAATGCCGCTTCGAGAATATCGAGAGCATCAACCGATGCCCGAATCTCTGGCCAATGATTCGCCAGCATGTGCTCGGGAATCAGGAATTCCACCAGGCCATTCAGACGACCCACTGGACTCCTTTTAATTTGAGGGAATAGCTCCGCGCCGTTGGTGCCAGAAAAAGTCCTTCGGACTTACTATAGGATGACCCGATCCAAGCTCGATCTTGCGACTATCCTGGCCAAGCTACGCGGCGATGGTTCGGACCCCGTAATTCTGGCAAAGGATATGACTCTTATGAAGCTATGCCACGAGATTCAGAAGATTGAGGAGGAGGCCGAGGAGCCACTCACCAAGGAGGAGGAAAAGATGGTCGAGGAGATCAAGGCACCCGTCGAGGCTAATACCAATTCTAAAAAAGAAAAGCATATTCTGTCATGGCTACTAGACTCGAGCGATGATGAGTCTTAAAACGAATACGCATGTAAACACTAAATGTCAGTTGACAAGTGGCGGGTCCCTAAAGGTCCCGCGACCCATGTCCTCATGTCGGGTGGAATTCTTCATGTTCCTGAAACTGAAGTTGAAGAATTTTACAGAGCCTATATTGAAGCTATCAATTCTGGATCAAAATTATATGTGGTCGAACAAAAAACGGATCGGTTCAAATTCTTTGTAGACCTTGACTACAAGGCTCCTGAGAAATTATCAGATGAAGACTTGAATCAATTTTGTTCTATAATTGACGAAGTCGTAGGATCCAAGTGTCTGGTTGCCAGGGCCCAGGTGCGTCAGGTGAAGGGAGACGATGGTCAGCCCACACTGAAGAGCGGTGTCCATCTTCACTGGCCGGACGTCATTGTGACCCGGACTCGAGCTATCAATTTAAGATCAAAAATCATTGAAAGTCTGGGACCGGGACCATGGGACAAAGTAATAGATGCCTCGGTCTATGGAGGATCTGGACTTAGGATGCTTTGGTCACACAAGAAACCTTCCGGGGATCCATATGTCCCAGTAGACTCGGCCCATGCCAAGACCCCTGAGACTCTGGCCCTCTTTTCAGTTCGGCACCAGGGTAATTTTAGTTCAGAATTGGGAACCGAGGGATCATTGGATACTGGCTCCCTTCAGGAATATGTCCAAAAATACATGGCCGGTCAGGAACGAACACATGTCAAACGGGTCCAGCGACATGAACATGATGGCTGGTACGCCCAGACCGACTCAAAGTATTGTGAGAATATCAGAAGGGAACACAAGTCGAACCATATTTGGTTCACTATCAAGTCCGGGCGGATATCACAGCGATGCTTTGATGAGGAGTGTACCGAGTTCAAGGGTCCGGAACATAATCTCCCCCCAACAATAGTAGAGCAACTCAAAGATGTTGCTATTGTGGGTAGTCCTGTTGGTACTTTTCTTTTGGATATTCTTCCCGATGGGTCCAAAGGCGCGTTTCAAAAAGTACGAGAAAATGGTCCATCCGTACTCGGGTCTGGACCCGGTAAACTGGAGTCTTTTTTTGGACAATCTCCGCACATTCGAACGGTTGGCTTCGAGCCAAATTGATGATGCGGCCTTGGCATTGTATACGGCCATCGAAGCTATCAGGGACTTGGGTCTCGGTCTTAGAAGGGCCGATGATTCGAACATTCAGGAGGAGCTCGCGAGTATCTCAATGCAACTGGGTCTTGAGGGTGAAACAATTTTAAACCAAAATGCAGTTTCACAGGGAATTTACTTCTTCCCGAAGTACTTAAACGATACGATGCTAGACTTTCCAGAATATGTCGCCGAGAACCCAGGACCTGTCAAAAGCCATGGACAATAGTAATCTCGATGTACTTGCGGCGGCGGCTCAAAGTATCCAGGGTGGTGGTACTCGAACGAGATATGGTCGTGTTTCCAAGCCCCCCGTGAAGTATGAGCCGGTCGAGAGGGTCGAGGATGATTACGCAACAGATGATTATGACTCTGACGAGTCGGAGATTGCTTCGAATTTTGAGGATGATAATGACGAGGAGGAGGACGATGAGGAGGATGCGGATGATGATGGAAATTTGGACGGATTTGTTGTAGCAGATAAAAGCGAGACGAGTGATAGTGATAGTGAGGATGGAAAACCTGCCGTTTCTGTCAAAAAGCGAACCCCAATCAAGAAGCGCCCCGTTGCCGCCCCCCGAAAGCGCTGAGCCCGAGAGCCGGGCCGCTATGTGGGAGGAGGACGAGCCGCCGCCGCGCCACCGGATGTTTATGCCATCTCCGCCTATTAAGAAAGACCCATTTGCGGCACTCAAGGAGAATCATGTTGCTTTGATTCTACTTGGTATTGTCATAGGTGTCATTATTATGAATATGCGCCCCATCATTGTAAATGGCGGAACACTAAGCGCCCGTGGGGTATAAAGGTGCGTTTTTACTTACATCATCATTTCCAACAAAATCTCCAATTGGACCCGTGCGATTCTGGTAGACGTCTTCCTGTAGTAAGCCTGTCCATACATTCACACGTGTCTGATCGGCCGGCTCCATATCGCGAAATACGGTGAATGCGGGTGCATCTGGATTAGGGGGTGGCCGACTTATGACACTCGGCGCGACCCTGTTGAACATCAGCCACCCAAGGAAAGCAATGACGACCACCGCCGCCAATGGCATAAAGTTTCCCCGCTGTAATAGATAAAAACTACTCAAAATCATTAAAGAACCAGCAATTGCCAAGAGTATCTTGGGAAGTGAACTCATGTTTTCGAGCCGAACTATTATTTATGAATATTTTAAGCGACCGGAGCGTCCGGGACATCATCGTCGACCTCCTCAGGGATCGTCTCGATAGTCTGAGTCACCTTGCGCTTCATGATCTCGGCCGCGACACGAATGTCCGCCTTGGCGACCAGCTCATCCATCGATGCCTCGGGGAACTCGAGCTTGAGAGCCTCCAGGAAGTCAGACGGATGAGGAATAGGTGGCACATCGGGCTTCGTGTAAAACTTGGAGTTCTCATCGGACGGGTCGATATAAGGAAACTCCCCATCCTGGGGCTTCGCAATCATATCGCGCTTGCGCTTCTCGAACATAGCAGCGGCCTGAGACTGGTTCGCGCGGTACTTGGTCATAATCTCCTCGAGCTTCTCGTTCTGGTAATGGGTGTCCTGGATCTGCTCGCGGTCCGGAGGAATCAGGAGCCACTTGTACATATCGACGACATAAATATCGACAATCGCATCATCCTTCTGCAGACGTTTAGCATGGGTACCGGCATCCTCACGGGTCTGGAAACATCCACGGATCTTCATGCCAAACTTCTCATTCTTCTGCGGAAGATCCGGACCGACGAAAGAAACACATGCGAAAAGCTGCCCAGGAACCGTCAGGTAGTCTGCCTCGAGGGAAGCCATATAAAAGAGATGAGCGCGTTTCTTTTAACTATGGAAGAACTTCGCAAAGTTCATAATAAGTGCAAGCGGGAACACATCTCATGTTGGGTTCCGCCAAATTCGCATGTCCTTGATTGTGGGTGTGGACGGGGCGGCGACTGGCACAAATGGAAAGCGGTCGGCGCCCGAGTCACAGCTATTGACCCAGATGTAGAATCGCTCAAGGAGGCCGAGGAACGAGCCATGTCCATGAATTTTGGGGTATGGTTTCTGGGTCAGGGGGATATTCGGCAGGCTGCATTCGCTGGTCCGTTTGACGTTGTTTCCTATAACTTTTCTATGCATTACATATTTGAAGATCCAAAGACGTTTGAGAATTCCATCAAGGCCCTAGGGGTCGCTGTCCGCCCGGGCGGTCTCCTAATTGGCATCACGCCAGAGAAGGCCCGGGCGTCCGCAATGGTTGATCGGTACGGCCATTTCAAGGACCGACTCGGTAATGAGTTTGCATTTACCAAAGCATCCACCCGTATCCTGGTAAATTTGGTCGGAGGTCCGTTCTATGCGGATGGTGGCCGGGAGGAACCAATTTTGGATGCAAATGTGTTGGTCCAGGCACTCATGGGTGCCGGATTCGACCTGATCACATGGGAACCTATGCTTGACAGACCCAATGGACTCATTTCTGATTTATATTCAAAATTTGTCTTCAAGAGGCGAACTTAAATTCTGATCTAAAATTAAGAAATCATGTGGCAGTGGTTGGTAATTGCGACCCTGTTTGTAATTTTCATGATAATTATAGTTACTCACCGAGAACCACCCATGCTGATAGAGATCAAGGAGCGGTACTGGGCTATCATGGATATGCTCAGGGCGACCGGAGATTCTAAATGGCATGGTGTTCTGAGACCGGCTATTATTACAGGTATGGTCGGATGGTCGAAGGATAAGGGGCCTATTGGGTCCAATGTGAATAAGGGATACGAGATATACCTATGCCTGGATGGAGATGATGTAAACTCCGCAATGTATGTCCTGATTCATGAGTTGGCCCACATGTCCGTCCCGGAATACGATCATACATCGGATTTCTGGAAGAAATTTGAGGAACTGAAAGATTTATGTGTAAATAATGGATTATATGTGAAGGGCGAGGATCGCCAATACTGTGGTGATACGGTGCGGGGCTAAAAGCCAAGTCGCGTTAGCGACTTGTGGCCGCCACCGGCGGACCTTGGGAACAAGTCGGTCGCTGCGCTCTCGACTTGGGCGTCTACTTCTCAATGACATATTTCTTAGCAAAATAGTACAGGATCGCGGCGATCAGAGCCGAGACGGCAAGGCCCGTCAGTGACACCTCACCCGACTCTCCCACAAACTTGGGGACCATTGTGCGTAGCCGGCTCTGGACTGGCTTGGAGAAAGCGATGACCGCCGCGACACCTGCGACGACCGCCTGGAACTGGTCGTCAGTCAGGCCAAAAGGATTGGCCGAAGCCTTCTTGGACTTTGCGTTGCGCTCAACCATGGGCGCCTGCTGAGGCGGACCCATCATCTCGTTCTGGATCATCTGGTTCGGACCAGGCATAAGCTCCTCGAGCGGAGTAGAGAAGTCGGCCATTTGAGATTCCTCAACATCTTTTTCGGGCGCAGGAGGTCGCGTCCGTTTCAATAAACCAGACGGAACAGACGCGGCCTGATCGCCCTTCGTACGATTCAGTGCCTGCATAGCAAGTTCCTCATCGACAGGCATGTCCGTGAGCAGTGAACTGGTATTCGGATCATATGTTAGCATTTGGGTCGACATCTAATCTGAGTAAGGAAAAATGGACAAGATACAGGGCGCGATCACTTCTTTTTCACGACCGTAACGACCGACCCCTTCCGCTTCGGCTGGGTTTCGGCCGAAGCGGATACTGCGGCCGCCCTGGGGTTATAGTGCCTCTGATGGTACTGCCAGAAGGCGGCCCCTCCGACCCGAAAATTACGGCGGATCGGCGACTTGTACCAAAACACACAATCTGTAATCTTATTAGACTTACTGGTGTTGTCCAGAACTAAACACTCATAGTTTTCTGTACACGCATCCATGACCTGACAAAAACTATCGAATGTCGGGAACACACCAAAAAAAGCCTTGTAGAGATTCTCTCGATTCTGTCGAACATTATCTCTCAGAGCAAATACATAATCGACATTGGTTCGAATCATAGGTGTCATGTCCATACAATACTGGGTCGTCATCATAAAGAATATTTTCCAGTGTCGCCCGTTCATAAACAATTGCCGGATAGCCGTGTCTTTCATAAAGCCCCGGTCATACATGCAATCGTCCATGAGTACAAAGACCGGGCTGCACTTCCCGACCGCCAAGAGTTTCTTCTGTCGCGCGATCAGTTTTTCGAGGGCATCTTTGTTGTAATCACCAAAAACAAAGAGGTCCGGAATGAATTGCTTATAGTATCCGTTCCCCTCCTCTGTACCGGACATGGCGATTCCGGCCGGTAGGTGCTTTTTGTGCCACAGGATATCAGTGACCAGCGTGGACTTTCCCGTCCCACGCTTGCCTATGAAGACGCATACCTTGTCATCGCCCATCTTGCTGGGATCAAACTTTCGGAGATTGAGAGACATCTCCTTCCTTCAATTTCAAAACAAAATTGAGGACGTGTTATGGCGCGGAGACAAAACTCTCTGCCTTTACTAGAGGCGACAAATGTCAGCCGGATATATTCAGTTAGCCGCTATCGGTCAACAGGATGCATACCTTTCTGGGGAGCCACAGATAACGTACTTTTCGGGTATCTATAAGCGCCATACACCTTTTGTTCTGGAGGCTTATGATATTCCTTTCAAAGACCAGCTCATAAGTTATGGAGGTACCAGTATCTGTCAGATTCCCCCAAAAGGAGATCTCATAAGAGGATTGACACTCAAGGTTGTTTTACCGGCTCTGACCAATCCCGGAAATGACTGGACTTGGGGTTCTACTCCCTCATCCACAAATTATCCGCAATTATGGTTCGGTCTAACAAATGGAACTATTGTCTCGGCCGACGCGAGTTCACAGTTTCAGTATTACTCTTCAAACTCGGTATCCTTGTCCCAATGGTTCACGCCAAATTTTGGCAATTATGGCAAGTATTCAACGGGCATAAACAAGTTTATATTTTCGAATTCTTCACTTGCGAATGTCATAGTCGCGAACGGGCCACCTAGTACATCGGCCCTGTCGAGTGTGTTTTGGGGATTAGACCCTTTGCAGGCCACCACGATCACTTCGTCGAATCTTATATATAATTCGGTCTCCGGAGTCGTTACCCCATCCCTGACCCTGGAACAATCGGGCTGGACCCAGACCCAAGGCTTACCCACGAATCCTCTTCCCGGAATGTATTTGTCCCTGAATAATACACTCACTCTTGTGGGACAGCAATTTATAAACTTCTCGGCAACGAGTCCGGACGGTTCTTACTGGATAGTTAATGACCTAGTTTCTTCTGTTTATAATGTAACCCCGGGCGGGTGTATTAAGTTTCTTCAGCCCGGTTACTATACAATTGTTGCAGGCTTCAATGTCGGGGGAGGAGCCGTATCTTCATTGGTATATGGAACGTCCGGAGTCGATGGAGAACCGGTCTCGCCGTCATGCAATTATGTGTATAACGCGACTGTATCACCCGATCCATCCTCACCGGCCCTCATACCAATTATTGTCACAGATACAAGTTTGTATTACCATTTTTACGTAACGACAAACGGGAGTCAGCTCCTTACAGGAACTTATATTTCGGCTATTCCGACGAACGATATCTATCAGTTCTCGAGCAACGTCGCTCTTTCACAGACCTCCTTGGCTTCAGTCCCATTATATGGAAACGTGAACCCCTCGAATACAACTATCACTCTTAACCCGGACTCTACATTCAATTTTACCATAAATGGAGAGTACCTCATCTCTGGCTCCTTGAGTCTCACGGACCCTTCATATATTTCGAACGTCGTTCTGGGCGAGGGCCCAAACATTGTTTATACATACGACATGTCTCTTCAGGGCCGAAATCCGACATATGCTTTTTCTATTCCGGTCGTGGCAAGCACATCGAAGAATTACTACTTAAAAGTCTCGACGATAGGTTCACTCTCAAATTTGACTCCAAATTCATTTTTTTCTATAAATCAGATCGGCGTTCTTGGAGATACTACGCCCGGCATCGTCCTTCCATACAATGGTGCCCTGTACCAGACGACCTCGAACACACTCACGACTCCGCTCCAACTTAAGAGTCCCTATTTTAGTTCTAATACAAATTCTATCATTATTTCGACAACTTCGGGCGGGGGTCTTAAATTTTCAAACGCGATTTCCTACATGATGTCTGGTGTCTTTTATACCTCAAATCCTGTAACGAGTCTGACCATCTCGAGCACTGATCCTAATTTCAATAGCCCGGTATATAACGTTGCTCTGGGTATAGCCCCCCCATATACACTTTCTGTTCCGTTCCAAGTTACGAACACGGCCGCTACATATTCTATATCGCTCGGTGTGTATGGTGGGACCGCGAACGTCATGGAAGGTACATATGTTTCGATCGCCCCACTGGCGTCTAATATCACACCCGGAACTCTAAATACGACCTATTCCTACTATGATTCGGTCGCCACATATCTTGTTAAAAATGCGGAACTCAAGATTGGTGGACAGACGATCCAGAGTATCACAGGTGAGTACATCGAGATATGGAATGAGCTAAATGTTCCATATGAAAATCAACCTGGTCTACAGCTTCTGACCGGTAAATATGACACAGGGACAACCGTTGGGCCTCCCGGCCGCGTGTATTATGCAAACTTACCCTTTTATTTTTTCGGAAATCCAGAGCTTTCAATTCCGATCACGGCCCTCGGTCGTCAAGATGTGGAAGTATGGGTGACCTTTCGCAACTTTTCAGAGTTGACGGCCGTGTCCGTGAAAAATCCGACCCTGACCGCGACAATTATCACAGATTACGTATATCTATCTAACCCTGAAATTGATTGGTTCCAGAATCACCGGCTCGACTATATTATCACTCAGACCCAATACGATACATTCGATCTTTCACAGGGATTTCAGACGGCTATTTTTCCCATTGATTTCAAAGGACCCGTAAAGGAACTATTTTTCATTATTCAGACCAATGGTACATTACCGTACGACTATTCGGGGAATAACCTTCAGAATATTGGAATGACCTTTAATGGTGAGGATGCAATTCTGACCGCATGCACAGATGCTCTCTATGTCGGAGCGATCGAGCCATTTAATCACCATGTCAACTTTTTCTCGACCCCCCCTGGGTCATCAGTACCGGGTCGTCAATTTTATATGTATGCTTTTTCGACCAACCCAAATAGCGGAGATCCATCGGGACAGATTAATATGAGTCGAATTCGGAATATACTACTCGAACTCAATATCTTCAACTCTTCGGCATATTACCCGGCAAAGCAATTCAGGATTATCGCAACGTCCCAAAATGTCCTCCGGGTCGAGAATGGTATAGCCGGTCTGATGTTTGACTAAGTAAACGTTCGGTTTCCTGGCCGGTGTAAAATCTTCGCACTCTAGTAGATGGCCGGACGTGCAAGCCTTTCCTTCCTTGGCCAGGAGGATATTTCGCTGAGTGGGGAGCCACAGGTGACATATTTCATCGAAAGATACGCGGGCCAGACGCTCTTCTCCCAACGGGTCGACCAGGTAATCTTCGACGAACAGTCCGTAATTTTTGGGGGCGAGAACCACAGGATCCTGCCAAAGTCTGGCGACCTCATAACAAACATGTATCTGTACGTCCAATTTCCTAGTTTACCCACAAACTATGGCGTGCTCGACTCGGTCGGGACCCTCATGTTCCAGTATGTCGAACTCTATTTAGGAACAGAATTGATCGAACGTCTTTACAGTGAACATATCGAGATGAAGTACGACCTGGAAGTGCCCCAGGGAAAGCAGCCCGGGCTATCATACATGATTGGCAAGAACCTGCAGTTTTCTGTATTGCCACAATCGGCCTATACGATTCCCTTGCCGTTCTCGACATTCAAGAAGGGACTCGTGGTGGCCAATAACACAGACATAACCTTCCGGATAGTCTGGAATCCATCAACCTTTTTTACCGCACCGCCCTACACCATCCCCGGAACAATCACGGCCCAATTAAATGTGGAATACACTTATCTTTCAGATGCCGAAAAGAAGAAGTCGCGTTTTCAAATTTTCGAACAGGTCCAGCGCATGGAGTTTTTCGCACCACAGGGAGTATCGAACGTCCAGTGCCTTCTCGACTTTTATAACCCCGTCAAGGAACTCTTCATCGTGCTTCAGAACGACTCGGCACTCGGCTACGACTACAGCAATACTGCCTCAAGCGACCCTAAGATAGGAACCACCGACTTGTTAAACAATTTAGAGTTATCTTTCAACGGCGTATCGCGTATAGAACCCCGTGTAGGCACTCCTCAATTCCTACGTATAATTCAGCCCCTAGAGTTTCATACGCGCGTGCCAAATCGATTATTCTATATGTACTCGTTCAGCCTTGATCCGGAAGGAGATAATCCGTGTGGGTCCGTGAATTTGACACGAATTAAGAACCAACAATTATATATTAGCATAAACCCTACCCCGGCAAACGTGCGGATCCGCATCTACGCAATATCCTACAACTTTTTAGAGGGTCAAAAAGTTGTGTTTTCGAACTTCAACTAAAGAGCTCATGCAATTTTACATTAGAAATGAAGACTGGTATGGGAGACGCAAACACAGATATGATAGAGAAGACCGCATTTGATATTTTTCTACCGGTAATGGAGTCCGCTACGGTTCTGGCCGCACACTATGCAAAGGCATGCGGGCGGAATTGTATAGTCGCGACCGACATGAAGTATGGACTGATGTATGCGGCCCGGAACATTGCCGGGAAGCATACCGGAACTCTATACCCAGAGGCTTATGAGGACGAAGAGGACGAGGAGGACGAGGAGGACGAAGAGGACGAAGAGGATTGGTCAGAGTACACGGGCGCTGAGGACGATATGGCCGTAAAAATGAATGATTGTGCCAGGACCTGGGCCGAGTGGATCCCTACGAATCCAGCCGAGAATGCGTTAAAGTCGGCCGTCGACTCTATTACAGAGTAATATGGGCTTCGCAAAGTTTACAATTTTCGACGAGGACTCACAATTTTCAAACATAATTGAAGAGGAGGAATATGAGTCCGAGGTAACAGCCTTTCAGGGATTTCAAAAGGGATTCAGCGAAGAGGCTGAGGCGCGAGACCCTGCCCCGGAACCATGGGACCCCTCGGAACCTGTATGGGCCGTCCTTGACCAAAGGTCTTGTACAGACCAATAAGAACAAGTAAAACTAGAACAATTAACCACCAGTGAAAGCGTCTTTTCGGCTCTTCCTTTGGGGGTTTCGGAACCATAGTCATTGCCTCGACGATCCGGCGAATCTGGGTATCCTCGAGGGGAGCCGGCGGCGGCAGCGTTACCTCAGGGTCGGGCGTCAAGAACAGCCGAAGAACGAATGAATTAGTATTCCACCCCTGGAAGTTCAGGAGTTTTCCGTTTCGATCAATCCACTGGATCGTCAGGCGCTGGAGGGAATTGATCGGCTCTGGATAGTCTACGCCTATTTTGTAATCTTTATTCTCTCCAAAATTCTTGATACAGGCCGAACCAACATCCATGGCAATGGGAGCAAATGCCCTGTTCGCGTTCGAGCCGCTGATGGTACCCGTGGTGGCCTGTATGGCACCAGTATCAACATTGAAAGGACTCCTAAATTCCTCGATATCCAGGTATACGATATCATTAAGGCTCATGTCCACAAGGGTCGTGCTTACCAAGATCTGGTTTCCGGCATATGATGGATAGGTCGGACCCGCCGTGACACTCGTGAGCTCTGTATTATTCACAAGTCCAAGCATTGTGGCCAGCTCGGAAGATTGAATTTTGATCGTAAATTGAGAAGCTCCAGAGAATATGAAACGGCCTTCCTCTGGGATATATGCAAGACATACATTCGTCATTACCGCACTGAGATCAATGGACAATGTGTAGACCGAGTAGAAACCATCGTTCAGAGAGACATTCACAGAGTTGACCTGGAGGATGTTCGAGCCATTCGTCAGATTGTACATGGTATTGGGGACCCGGGCCGAGACCAATTCGACTCGCTCGATGTTCCGGATCGGTCGGGTCAGATGGAGGGTATATGAGTTTCCATCGGGATACAAAGTCATGTCCCGGTTGAGGGAATCACCGAACAGGAGCCGACTCGGCGCTGTCGGCGTGTAGTTCATTCTAATTTAGAGAACTAATTAAAATTTGTTAAACATCGGCGACAAACAAAACTCCCTGGAGGCCAGAACCATAGATCCGAGGACACCAACATTAGAATATGAGGCGGGCGTGAAGACAACACGGCCATCAGGAATCAGTGTACAGCCGAAGAATTTTGCGGTAAGAGTCGAAACGAATGCGCTATTGGAGTAGCTCGGAGTGGGACCCGGATCAAACATCCCAACGTTAGATGCATCCGCTGGACAGAAGACGATATTTCCAGAGGGCAAGAGGACCGACCCCTGGAAACCCCCCGTGCCCACAACGTTCGAAAACCCACCGGCTCCGATCGGGCTCGAGACGACCGAAGGATTATACACAATGACATTGGATGAAGTAGATGGCGCAAATATAACATTTCCATTGGGCCCTAAAGAGGCCGACTCCCATGTACCTGTCGAACCGACCGGACCGACGTTTGTAAATCCGGTCGCCGAAAGAGAGTATGAATTGTACATTCCGATATTCCCTCCACTCACCGAGGGAGACATGACCACGTTGCCATTGGGCAAGAGGACGCCCGAACCAAAGAGTCCTAGACTTTGACCGGCTATTGGCCCAACGTTCGTCAAGGTCAAGGTCGTCGGATTGAAGACTCCGATATTTGCAGAATTTCTCGGAACCATAACGACATTCCCGGTCGGACCGAGAACGCCCCCCTGAAAGCACGCCGTAGATGGCAGTGCTCCCACTGCGACATTGGAGTAAGCAGATGACAAAGGATTAAAAACCCCAACATTTGATGAATTATAAGGAATAAAGACAACATTCCCATTTGGAACCAAAACGCCACTTCTAAACTGCCCCGTGACTGCAGAGAACCCCACTGGAACTACCGAATTAAACTGATTGGTCGCCGGATTGAAGAACCCCACATTAGATGCGTTCTGTGGAACAAAGAGAACGCGACCATCCGGAAGGAGAACCGATCCTCCATAGTCTGTTGTTCCCCTCGGACCCGATGCGACATTTCCGTAGATCGGTGCCGGTGAGGTGGCCCACCACGATTTTGTCGGCTGAGATGCGGCATTACAGGTCGCGGAAATCCATGCTGTTATAGTTGCCGAATTGGCCACCGATGGCGTAAGATACGGTCCACGTTTGAAGAGATCTTCGTTATAATATATAGTTCCGGACATGACCACATTATTGGTCGTGACGCTATTAGAGACATAGACATTGCCCTGGACGCTCAAGGCATTTCCACCAGCGATAATTCCTATACCAACATTCGAAGTTGCCAAAAGAGTCTGGACATTCGCCGTTCCAGAGACGTTCGCGAGATTCGTAACAACATTGGTGGTCGTGACGCTATTAGAGACGTAAACATTGCCTTGGACGCTTAGCGTGTTTCCACCGGCGATAATTCCTATACCGATAGGGTTAGTAACTACGAGAGTACTGATATTTGCTGTCCCGGAGACGTTCGCGAGATTCGTAACAACATTGGTGGTCGTGACGCTATTAGAGACGTAAACATTGCCCTGGACGCTTAGCGTGTTTCCACCGCCGATAATTCCTATACCAGTAATAGGGTTAGTAACTACGAGAGTACTGATATTTGCTGTCCC